ACTACACGTATAGAGTAGCTACTCAACGTGGAGATTGCGGTTCGTGTGTGACTTTATTGAATAAACGATTGTTAAGGAAAATTGTTTGTATGCACATTGCTGGCGACGCGAGAACTCTTGGTTACGGAACTCCTCTAACTCAAGAACGCATTTTTGATGCTATAGATAGGTTAGAGAAGACTGTTGGAATTTTCGCTCAGATGACATTTGAACCACCCACTTATGTCAATACACTTGAAGAACCAATTGTACCTTCCGGAAACTTTATGCCTTTGGGTAAAAGTGAATGGAAAATTGGACAAGCTTCGATGACATCTTTGGTTCGATCTAGAATTTATGGTTTGATACGACCAACAAAAGTAGCACCCGCGCTTTTGAAACCTCGTATGATAAATGGAATTCTTGTAGACCCAATGATGAATGGATTGACTAAATGTGGAAAAATAACGACTTTGTTATGTCCTAACGCTTTGAAAGCTTGTTCAAACGATGTTCGACGTATTGTCCATAATAATTATGCAAATAAGAATTTTGAAGAATATGCTCGTATATTATCGTATGAAGAAGCTGTGAAAGGTACTGATGATGACTATATGTGTTCTATAAACCGATCCACTTCTCCCGGTTTTCCTTATGTTTTGACAAAAGGAAATTCCGTTGGAAAGTCTAAGTGGTTAGGTTTTGGTGAACACTTTGATTTCACGTCTAAGCATGCATTAAGGCTTAGAAAGGATGTTGAAAATTTAATAGATGATTGTTCACAGGGCATTCTCCGAGATGTTGTGTGTGTAGACACACTCAAGGACGAGAAACGACCTGTTGAAAAGGTGGCAGTTGGAAAAACACGTGTTTTTTCAGCTTTCCCTGTTCATGCTGTTATAGCTTTTCGACAATACTTTTTAGGTTTTGTTGCATGGGTTATGCACAATAAGATTGATAATGAGATTGCCGTTGGTACCAATGCATACAGTTTGGATTGGCATCAAATAGCAACTCGTTTACAGACGAAAGGACCCCATGTAATAGCTGGTGATTTCTCAAATTTTGATGGTTCTTTGAATAGTCAAGTTCTTTGGGAAATCTTAGATATTATAAACGACTGGTATGATGATTCGGAATATAATAAGAATGTTAGACGTTCATTATGGGCACATATTGCTCATAGTGTACACATTTTTAATGATAATATGTACATGTGGACTCATAGTCAACCTTCGGGTAACCCTATGACTACAATTGTTAATTCTATGTATAACTCTATCATTATGCGAATGTCATGGCAAATAGTCATGAAAAAGCATAATGCTGGAGATATGCGTAGTTTTAACAAAAATGTACGTATGATTAGTTATGGAGATGATAACGTTCTTAATATATCGAATAGTTGTATAGATTTGTTCAATCAAGATACTATAGCGCAAGCTTTAGAGACGATTGGACATATTTATACTGATGAAGACAAAACAGGTGAAGTCATAAAGTCAAGGAAGCTTGATGATATTCATTTTCTCAAACGAGGATTTAAGTATAATCAAGAACTCTGTCGCTTTTTGGCTCCACTAAACGAAGATGTCATTTATGATATGTTGAACTGGACAAGGAATACTGTAGATCCCGATGAGATATTAACTCAAAATATTTCTACAGCTGCTAGCGAAATTGCTCTCCACGGTCAAGATAAATTCGATACTTATGTATCAGATTTGAAGACTGTTGGTAGGAAATTGCGCTATGTTCCTGAAATTCCAACGTATTATGAATGTATGACACGTTTGCAAGACGACCCGGATATGTATTTGGATAATTTTTGTTAAACACCTTTGCTTTACCTATTCATGTGACCCTGGAACCACGAATAATTTTCTCTGGTTAAATTGTGGTTCCTTGCTATGAATAGATGACCGTGGTGTATTTACACTTACTTCCAGGATGCGGTGTAAGCAGCCCTTACGAAATCCAGGAACCCAGAGTGCCGTGTGTTTTATTAAGTAGTTGACACACGAAAGAAAATTACTTGCTGACACAATAGACAACAATAACGACGAAACCAAAATGGGATATAGTGATTCAACTGTTTCCACGGACCAAGTACAAAATATAAAATTTGTTTCTGACGGTGGTTCTCCTTCTTCTGATGCTTTGTCGTCTGAATATGACCTTTCACCGGGATATATTTCTATGACTGCTGAAGAAGGACGAGAACATACTGTAAAAGATTTTTTGCAACGTCCTATAAAGATTGCACAAGGTGTCTGGTCTTCTGCCGATCTTGAGAACGCAATTTTATGGACTGCAAATTTTCCTGAAACTTTCATATTGAATACTATGTTACGTGAGAAACTTGCTGGTTTTGTGGGACTTAGAGCTAAAATGCATTTAAAACTGCAAGTTAACTCTATGCCCTTCCAAAGTGGCATGTTATTGCTTCATTACATTCCATACGCACAATACATACCAGAAAGAGTAAAGTGGATCAACACGACTCTAACTGGTAAGACTGGTTGTCCTAGAACTAAACTTAATTTAGACTCTGATACTGAAATGACTCTCGACATACCATATGTATCTCCACATGTATTCTATAACCTAATTACTGGTCAAGGATCATTTGGAACTGCATATCTTAGTGTCTACGCACCTACAAAAAGTGAAGCTGTTACTACTTCTGTCGATTGGACAATGTGGGCAAGTATGAGTGATATTGAAATTCAATTTTCTACTGGAGCGCCTGTGTATCTTGGTAATGCGCCAAACTATACTCCTTTAATTAGAGAGATAGAATCTGGACAAGTTACTGAAGAAACACTAATTGCTAAAGTAAAAGAAATGAATATTCATGGAACTCCTGAAGTTACATCACATGTATTTGCACAAATGTCAGAAATCAAATTTCTGAAGAATAACGCTTCGCCTTCTACAGGTGTTGGTCAAATCTCGTCAGGTCTAAAGATATTATCAAATATACCTATTTTAGGTACGTTTTTGAGTAGACCGGCTTGGCTTTCTGGAAAGCTAGCTGATTTACTCAAACTATTTGGTTTATCTAAACCAACGACTCAAGGATTAATACAGGAACATAAAATTAGGACTGCACCTAGAATGGCTAATTTTGACGGATGTGATTCATCACACAAACTTGGATTATCTAGTGTCAATGAATTAGAAACTCCAAAAGGTATTGGAGGTTCTGATAAAGATGATATGATAATTTCAAGGGTTGTTATGACACCAAATTTTATTCAAAGTTTTAATTGGGGATCTACAGCGTTATATCCACCTGGTACAGTACTTTATGAGGATTTCGTTTCACCAATTCGTGTGAAACTTGAAAATCAAAAAGGTGTTGTATCAATGCCACATTGTTCATTTGTTGCTCAAACTTTTGGACAATGGCGTGGTTCGTTGATTTACTCATTTGACTTTGCTAAAACAAAATTCCATTCTGGACGTTTATTGATAACATTCACACCATATTCTTATCCTGGAGAAAACATTGCCAATGTTGATCTAAATAAGTCTATACGTATGATTGTTGATATATCTTCCAAAAATACAGTTCAATTTGCTGTTCCGTTTGTCTGTTCACGTCCTTGGTTACAGTGTATAGATCCTCAAAAAGCTCCCACTAAGTATGATTGTTCAACTGGTAGAATTCGTGTAGAAGTGTTGAATCAACTCCGTAATGGAGGTGGTTCCGCAAATTTTATCGATGTACTAGTTGAGTTGTCTGGTGGAGAAGATTTAGAGTTTTCTAAACCTGCCACCCCTATATATCCTGTATATGAGGGGTCAGTAAACCGAGTTCATGCTCAGATGCAACTGACTAACAATAGTATTTCTCGAAATGAGGCGCAAGAAGGAAGAACACCTCCTTCCGTTAATGCTATGACAATCTCGACGAATTGGTCGCCTGATGCTTATTGTATAGGAGAAAAGATTGTATCTATACGACAACTTATCAAAAGGTTTGGTTACACTGGTGGAGTATCTCAAAACACCAAAACAGAACCATTGATAGTTGTTCAACCGTATAGAAACACGCTTCCTTATACAATTTTTGGTCAGCCGGTCAAATACCGACCTGCAACTTATATCGATTACTTTTCTACGATTTATACATTTTTTAGAGGTGGAATGCGATTAAAATTAATAGCTAACCCTACGGAGACAGCAACAACTCCAACATTCAAACCATTGTATGCAGTTCGTATGCTCAATCAGTTGAATGATGAATTCGTTGCTCTAAATTATACACCCTTAGCTAAATCGGGGACTCCTATTTTTTCTAAACCTTCTTCGGCAAGTTTAGATCAAAATGGATCCTCAACTGTTTTAGTTGATCCTAGTTTGGAGGGTTGTATTGAAGTAGAAGTACCCTATTATAATATATCACATCTCACACCTATTAAACGTTATTCATCACAAGGTGGACTTACACGAGAAGAATTTTCGAAAGGAAATGTTCCAACTAGTGTAGTTACAATTAGAAATCAATCTTCTGATGTTCCTGATGTCACTTGGGCATTATATAGAGCAGCAGCTGATGATTACTCATTTTTCTATATTATTGGTACAGGTTTGTTTTGTACACCAGAATTTAGTAATTGATGACTATAGACCATAATCTATTTTATTATGGAGTTGATCACTTTAGATTATGTTATATGTTACATTAATAATATATAGTTTCTAGATTAAGCTTAAAATCTAGGGTTGGCAACCTTAGCCCACTACACACCGTACTGGTACCGTCTTCAATGGTACTTAAGCGTTTTTGATTAAAAGTTAATTAAAGGTAATACATAAAAATTTTAGTTTGATTTATGTGCAGTGAAATGTCACCTTTTGCCCTCTTAC